TCACATGACGTCGATGTTGTGGTCGCTTATGTATGGCCCATAGGCGATCAGCGTTCCGTCAGCGAGTAAGGATTCGATGATCCGCTTGGCCCGCTCAAGGCCGATGTACTCGACCGTGGTCGTATTCAGTATCTCGTTCATCCCTGGCAACTTGTGCTGGCTTCGCACGTCGCAGCGCGCCTCCATGAAGCTCAAGATAGCTTTGCGCGCCCTTCATCGGAAACCATCATTCCCCACTCCCCTTTGCCATGCCGGCCTCAAACTTCGCAATCGCGTTCGTCGCCATGCCGCTGGTCCGCGACAGATACTTGTCCAGAATCTCCTGGGCTCGACGCAAACTGTGACCCGTGATCGACGCCACCTCGGCGACGGTGCAGCCGGCTTCGAACAACATCGTCACGGTCGTGCCGCGGATGTCGTGGAAGTGAAGGTCGTGCTTCTCTTCGCCGGTCTTTGGGTCGACATTGATCTGTAGCCCCGCCGCCCGGTACGCCACATCCCACCGCTCGGCGAAATAGCGCTTCTTGAACGACTTGCCGGTCTTGGTCAGGAGTATCATTAGCCCACGGCGCGGGGCGGCGTCCAAGCTAGCCTTCAGCGCAACAGTGCAAGGCACGGTGACAACCTTGCCCTCCTTGCCGGCCCGGCGCGACTTGTTCTGACGAAGCGTTATTCGGCTGCCGTCGTATTGCCCCCAAGCCATTTCGCGAATGTCTGCTTGCCGCTGGCCAGTGTGGAGCGCGAGCACCATGGCAAGCTGCATCTCTGGCTCCGCGGCTGCCATGAAGGCTTCCACATGCTCCGGCAGCCAAACCTTGTCGCTGCGATCGCCATCATAGGCCCGGTCGAAAGTCTCGAGCACGTTCTTGGCCAGGTCCGCATCGGTGGCGGCCCATGACAGAATGCGTGCCAAGATCGTCACGCGGTTGTCTGCCTCGCGCGGCTTGTCTTCGGAAAACTCGTCGTGCCACTCAAGCACCCGCTGGCGAAATCCCTTGCTCGCGAGCGCGGCGAGCGGCACCTTGCCGAACTTGCCGTCCCAGAACTTGAACACGCGCCGGTATTCTTTCTGCGTGCTCTCGGCGAGGCGGCGCCACTTGGCCGTCTTTTCGAAATCGCGTATCAGACCCGACAGCGTCCCCTCCTGGCGGTTGGCGCCGATCTTGCCGGCCGCGGCGAACGAGGCTGCAAAGGCGGCAGTGCCGGGCGTGCCCTCCAGCTTGGTGCCGGTGGCGCGATGATAGTAGTGCAGCTTGACCGAGCCGTCGGCCAGCTTCTTGGTGACCTTGTTGACGCCCTTATACCTGGCCATCATTTCTGTGCGGCCTCCCATTGTTCAAAGGCATCCATCTCGACGTCGATCGCCGTTCCCGCGATGGCGCGCAGAATGGCGTCGCGGCTCCAGCGGCGCGTCCCCATGATTGGAGGCGGCACGATACCGCGGCGCACCCAACCGTCAAAGCCGCTGGGGGTGAGCCCGCACAAGGCGGCAGCCTGCGGCCTGGTAAGCGCGGCAGGGTGGTTGTCATTGGCAGGTCTCATGGCTTCACCGTGCGCAGTTCTTCAAGCCTGGCGCGGCCTTCTGGTGTGAGCCACCCGCCACGGAGGTTGACGCCGTAGTCGAGCAAGCCCAGGTCGGACTCTCGCTGCATAGCGGACCAAACGACCTTTAGCGGAGCGCCGGTGGCCGCCATCAGCTTCTCATCGGCTGGAAACCGCTCGTCGATTGGGAGGGCATAGTGCTCCAGCACCATTAGCTGAGTGATGTCGGAGCGCTTCATGCTGCTGCCTCCAGTGCTTCGGCGACTGCCTTCGCCGCGGCCACGGACGGGAAGACCTCTGCCGGCCTACCCATCCCACGTGGGAAGAGCATCAAGACGTTGTCGCCATCCTCGAAAATCTCGAACGTGCCGATGCGGTGATAGCCGAAGTGATAGAGCGGATCGCCGGCCTTGGGAAACTGGGCGTGGTACTGTGCGCGCCACTTGATCTGGGGCGCCGGACGTCGGCGGCGGAAGAGAGAGAAGATGTTCACTCACCGCCTCCCTGACTGTCGAGTGCAGCGGTGAGGGAGGCGCGAGCTTCCGAGTTGGCCTCAGAAATCCGTCGCGCAAAAAGGGTGCGCGCTTCGATCGCGTTGGGAAATGCGTCTGGAACGACTTCAAAGAACGCGTCGGCATCGCTTCCGAAACGGTCGTATAGGATAGCCTTCGCTGCCCGCTCCACCATGTCCTCGGTTATGGCCGCCTCTGGCTGGGGGGAGGCGTAGAGGGGGCGGGTCGCGCCCTCCTTCGGAGACGGCATGAGGATCGCAGTCGTGTGGTCCCTGCGCTCAGACAGGCACTCCAAAGTGGCTGGATTAACCCACGCAACAGGCTGTTGTTTCTGCCCAACCGTGGCGGCCGGAGAGGCGTAGAAGGTTCGGTTCAGTCGCTCGGCTTCCATGATAGCATCGGGAAGACAATCAAAGTCGCCGAACGTGTCACAAAACTGGTCCCACACTTGCCATGTGATCTTGCGGATTTCGCCACGCTCCTCTGACGCAGGACCATAGCCATCAGCGTTCAACGGCATGATGATGGGATAATACATTCGTTCGCGGGCATTTACGGGCACATTGCCACGAGCCCGCAAGCCCTGCAACTCGACAAGGGCTGTGGTGAGGTCGTCCCACCAATCGTACCGGGCGCCGTCTCCTGCGTCAGCCATGGCGCGGCAGGTGTCGATGAACTTCGCAACGCGTTCGTCCGTGATCATTTCGGCTCCTGGGCTATGAGGGCGGAGAGAAGGGCGGCAAGGATGGCGAGGGGTGCGGTTGTTGCTGTGGCAACATCGATGCGGCGAGATGCGTGATCGCCATCCATCAGCACACCTTCGAACTGCCTGCCGAAGCGGGGCGAGTGAATATCGTATCGCCACCCCGGCAACACCCGCTCCACAAGAGCAAGGGCAGCGTCGATGGAGGCGGAGAGTCTGGGCGCGTCGTATCGGGTTGCGCTATCGTAAACGAGGCCATCCACGGTCGCGGTCCAGTAAGCTCGCTGCTGATCATTCAGCCCGACACGATAAGCCTCCTGCCTACGCACCTCGACCTCGATCAGTGCGTCTACCTTCCGATCCGGCCCTTTCGCGCTACGCACGCGCTCCAGCAGTTCCCCCAGCCCACTCACGACACCATCCCCCACACCACGGCAGGCGCGACGGCAAGCGCAATCACCAGGATGAACGAAGCCACCCCGGCGATTTCAGTTGCGACGATTTTGAGTATCTTACCGGCTCTAAGCATAATCCGACTCCCTCATGTGGGAACAGATTATGCGCATTTATTCGTCGAGTCAACGCGTATTATTCGCGTTTATCCCGCGATGCCATACCGCGAAGGACGCTTGACCAGTGCGGCCACAACCACACCGGCAATCACGACGGACTCGATCTTGCCGCGCTTCCCGCCCTTATAGTCCAGCGGCGCTTGGTGCATCGGCGACGAACTACGCGGCCACAGCCACTGCTTGCCGTCTTCGTCGCGCACAAATTCTTTGATCGTGCCTTCAACTTCGCCGTCGCGGTGACGCATCACCATGACGTGGTCGCCACTCATCGGGGCGCCGGGAAGAGAGTGCAGCGGTGCGACATAGACCACCGATCCGTCCGGATAGTGCTGGTTCATGGAGTCGCCCACGACTTTGAAGCCCTGGATCGGCAGACTGGCTAGATCGTCGTCGAGTTGAACCGTGACCACTTCCTGATCTTCGTGCGGGATTTCGAAGGTGTCCTTCCAGTCACCAGCCGCGAGTTCGCCAACAATACGGACCTTGGTGCCAGCATATTCTGCCGTTGAGCCGAAGCCGACTATGTCCTTGGGCTCGACACCGAGCACGTCCGCCAGGCGTTGGAGATTTACGCCGCGCGGCTCGTCGGTGCCGCTTTCCCACTTGGAAATCGTACCCTGCTTAACACCGACCTTTTCCGCGAATTGAGTCTGGTTCAGGCCAGCGGCGATCCGAAGGTTCTTGATGTGCTTGGCTACGGCTTTCATTTTCTTGTTTCTCTTTCAAAATCCGTGTGGTGGCGCCGTAGTACGCATAATACGACATCGTGTCAACGAATAAATTCGAATTTAGCGCTTGCCTAATTTATGCGACTCCGAATATTCTACTCAGCATGAAGCCGAATTATGCGGTCAAGAGAATGTGGAGGGCAGATGCGACATGATCCAAACGGTTCCGTCGCGACATCGAGAGCGGAGGGGGAAATCGACGTGCCCATTGTGCTCAAGCAGCGGGGTAGGCCCGCGAAAGAAACAACGGCGCGAATGTCTTACGGCATGGCGCGGGAACTGATGGAAGGGTCGAAGGATGAGTAAATTCAAGATTGGGGATCGGGTGCGGCGGGTGGCTGGTGGAAGTCCCGCTCTCGATGTCGGCACCGAGCATATTGTGTCTGCCGTTATTGGCAACTCGGAGCTGATGATCGAGGGTCGTTCTCAGACGTGGTCGCAAGATTACTTTGAGCTTGTCAGTGCGGCCGGGCCCGTTCGCGAGCGCGTCGTCAAGGAAATCGTACGCGGCAAGTATGGTCGGCTCAACACGTTGGAGATTGCACCCAATGGCGTCAATAGCCGCAGTGCGGCAGTGGCGCTGGAAACTCGCTTCTACACCCAGGCGGACCTGCGTGAAATCGCCGGTCTCATCTCTGCTACCGCCGACGCCCTCGACGAGGTGGCGTGATGAAGCGCACGATTGACTGGGAAGCGTTCTGGCGAGGGTTCTGGGTTATCGCGCGTTGGTGGCCTGCTGCGGTAGCTGGTGGCCTGTCTGTCGGCATGGCCATTCGCTGGGTGTCGCCATGAACTATTACTACCCCTACTCCACCACCTTCCTACGCCAGCGCATGAAGGACGTTTCGCGCGGCGCCGTGGTCGGCCTGATCATTCTGGCCGCAGCCACCATTTTCATCATCTCGACACTGCACTGAGGAGCCAAGATGGCAATCGACTGGAGTGAACTGAAAACGGCGGAAGATACGGATCCGCCCATCGTCACGCTTTACGCCGGCGCCAAGGGCGGCAAGACCACGCTGGGCAGTGAGTTCCCCGAGCCGTATTATTGCCGCACCGGCGACGGCGAGCGCGCCCCGAAGGGCGTGGTCATGCCATCGTTCGGTGTGTCTGAAACCTACCAGGACGTTGTCGACCAAATTGAGTGGATGCTTGATGGCGACCACGACCGCCGCACCTTCCTGCTCGACGCGCTCGACGGCCTGGAACTGCATATCCGCGCCGAGGCCTGCCGTCGCAACGGCTGGCCAGACATTGAATCGCCAGGCTTCGGCAAGGGTTACGCCGCCGAGCAGGTGATCTGGCACGAGTTCATGAAGCTGTGCCTGCGCATGAAGCGCGCCGGGTACTATGTGGTCCTGCTGGCCCACGTTAAGGCCAAGACGGTGCCGGGTGTCACGACCGAGTCCTATCCGCGCTACATGCCGAACCTGCGCGATGACGCCATTGGCACCATCGTCGATGCGTCGGACCTGATCGGCTTCCTGCACAAGCGGGTGTCGATCAAGAAGGAAGATGCCGGCTTCAAAAAGACGAATAACCGGGGCGAAGGCGGCGACGAAATCATGATCGCTGTGCAGGAGCGCCCTGGGTTCATCTCGGGCAACCGGTACGACATCCCCAAGGCGACGCTGCCGTTCAAGAAGGGCTCCGGCTTCAAGGTGCTGGCGCAGTACTTCCCTGATTTCGAGGGCGCCGCTCCCGAGGTCGAGACCACCGAAGACGAAGAAGCATAATCCCACGAAGCGAGGAGACTGATATGGGTAAATTTGGAATTGGCGCACGAGTGCGCGACGATGGCGGCGACGCTGGCGAGATCGTCGACAAGCGGAAAGGCGAGCGCCTGGTGCGTTACGATGACACGGACTACGGGTCGCTTTGGCAACTCAAGGGCCGCCTTTCCGCCCTGCCACTGGAGGTTGTCGCAAACGACAATGCTGTTTCGGCGTGCCCTCCGGTATTCGAAAAGGAATATTCGGTGATGGAAGGTGTGACTTACACCGACACCGAAGGCACCGCAGTCGGGCCGATGATCGCCTATATGGACGGATTCATCGAAGTGCTCGGCGACGGGCGCATGTGGAATGCGGATGGCAGCGCGGCAAACGAGCATCCGTCTTTGGTGCTGCGGCCCACCCCGGCCACCCCCCCCACCTTCGCCAAGGGCGACCGCGCCCTCTCGATGAACGGCGACTACGTCACCGTCGACACCGATCCGGATTCGGCTAACCACGTGTGGGTGTCGATCGGCACGACCAAGTGGCGCACGCCGGTCGACATGCTGGCCAAGTGGGAACCGAAGGTTGGGGATCGGGTGAAGCTGGTGAAGGACGGTACGTCAACCACCGGTGCGGTCGGAAAAATCGCCACGTTGGAAGCTTGGTCGGACGGCTCCTACATCGACGACGGCCAGTACCTGCTCAACATCGACGCGCCGGTCGACTACGAGACGCGCGCCGTTGACGAGAAGTACACCCGCGCCACCATCGGCTGCTTCGAACCGCTGCCCGTTGCCGCGGAAGCTCAACCCGCAGCAGCCCTGTGGGCGCCGGTGGCTGGCAAGTTCGGAAAGACGCGCGATGGGCGGAAGGTCGGGCCAGTCGTATCGTCATCTGGCCATCAGCCCTGGAAGCTCTATGACCATTCCGGACCTGCAGATCGCGGTTACGAAGCGGATGGCTCATGGCTCGACGCAAACAACCCAAGCCGACACGACCTCGTCGCCGAGTGGGTCGAGCCTGTCCAGGAAGCAGCAGTTGCTGTTGCGGAACCCCCTGAACCCGCCGCTCCGCCGGCGAAGTTCAAGGTGGGTGATCGGGTTCGGATTGTGCGGAACAACAGACCGAACCAAACGCACCTCAATGAAGAGATTGGCAAGGAGTTCACAATCACACGGAAGGACGGGCCGGGTGACACTGGATGGTCGGGAGACTCGTCGGAGAACGGCTACTGGTGGGAAGAGTCCGAACTCGAACTTGCCCCCACCCTCCCCATCGGCTCGACCGTCACCTTCACCGCGACTGGCCGCCTCTCCGCCATCAACGACAACGGCCACCTGCAGGTGACTTTCCCGGACCTGGCGCCGGCCCAGAACAGCTTTGCGCTGCCCGCCAAGTACGTGACGGCGGCCTGATCAACGGCGGGCTCCGGCCCGCCACCACTTCCCTACACAGAGGAGCCACTATGGCCAAGCTAGACAACTATAAGGTCGATATCGACAACACCGAAAACCAGGGCGGCGGCGATTTCGAGCTCATGCCTGAGATGAACGCGGTGCTTGAAGCCAGCGCGATCGACCTTCGCGACACCAGGGATGAGCGCGGCACGGAAGCCGTGATCGTCCTCGACATCGTCGAACCTGAAGAGTTCAAGGGCCGCAAGCTGTGGGCCTACTGGATCATCTCTCACCAGGATGGCGCCGAGAACAAGCGCTACTTCAAGTTCGGCAAGCCGATGTTCGATCGTCTCTGCCGCGCGGTCGATGTGCCCGAGCCCGAAGACACAGACGACCTGTTGTTCAAGCAGTTCGTCGCGAAGATCGGGATCAGCAAGGGCGGCGACAAGAAGGACGAGCGTGGCGCTGTCGTCGGCAAGTACGACGACAAGAACGAAATCAAGACGTTCTTCTACCCGGACCAGTCCGACAAATACCCCGAAATCGGCGTGATCGAAGGCGGCGCCAAGCCCGCCGCTGCCAATGACAACAAGCCCGCGTCTCGTCCCACTGCTTCCCGTCCTGCCGCGGCACAGGCGCCAGCCCGTGAGCCGGGCAGCAAGCCGTGGGCGAAAGCGAAGGCGGCAGCGTGATGGGTTGGCCGCAGGTCACCATCATTGTGTTGGTGGCGATGAGCCTCGGCATCAACTTGGCCCTGCACAGCAAGCCGCGCACCGGCAACTACGGCGTAGGTGTCGGCCTGCTTAGCGCCGCTCTCACCCTCGTGCCGCTCTACTACGGCGGGTTCTTCGCCTAGCCCCACTGCCTCCCGTTCGCAAGTTCGGGAGGCGCCTTCACCCACATGATGAGGAGAAATCATGGCCAAGTCCCCCACCGGCCTGCATATCGTGGTCGAACGTGCCGACCTGCTGCGCGCCCTTACCGCCACCACCAAGGCGGTCGAATCCCGCAATACCTACCCCATTCTCGCCAACGTCCTGCTCACCGCCGAGCCAGAGTCCCTTCAGGTGCGCGGCACTGATCTCGACATCGAAATCACCACCCAGTGCGCAGCCAAGTGCGTGCCGGGCGTCACGACCGTGCCAGCCAAGACGCTGCTCGAGATCGTGCGCAAGTTCCCAGACGGCGCCGAAGTCACCATGACGCTTGAGGGCGACAAGCTGATCGTGAAGGCGGGGCGGTCGCGGTTCCAGCTTCCCGTTCTAGGCCCCGATGCTTTCCCGACACTCAAGTCCGGCGCGTTCTGGCCAGCCTTTGACATCGATCTTGCCGCACTCTTCGCGCCGGTGGCTTTTGCCATCTCCAACGAGGAGACGCGCTACTATCTCAACGGCATCTTCGTCCACGTCGCCGGCGACACCATTCGCGCCGTCGCAACGGACGGGCACCGCATGGCGCGTCACGACGGTCCAGCCGTGGACGCGGGGTGCATCACCACGGGCTGCATCATTCCCAAGAAGACCGTCGCCCTGGTGCCAAAGGGCGTGGTCAAGGTTGAGTTGTCCGACACCAAACTGCGCATCACGGCCGGCGACACGGTTCTCGTCTCAAAGCTGATCGAAGGCACGTTCCCTGACTATGAGCGTGTCACGCCGAAAAACAATGACATCGTCCTGACTGTTGACCGAACTAGCCTGTACGCAGCGCTGGACCGGGTTGGCATCGTCACGAACGACCGTGGCAGCAAGGCTGTTCGCCTGGTGGCGAATGACGGCCGACTCGAACTGTCGTGCCGCGACGGCGACGGCAACACGGCATCCGAGGACGTCTTGGTCTCTGGAGAAGTTGAGTTCGAGATCGGCTACAACACCAGCTACCTCTCGGAAATCGTGCGCGTCGCCGGCGGCAGCGAGGTGACGTTCAAGTGGAACGACGCCAACTCGCCATCGATCGTCACCGGGGCCAACGACAACTGGCTTTCCGTTCTCATGCCGATGCGGGTGGGATGATGGTAATGCGCAGACTGAAAACCCTGAGTGTGAACGTTGATGTCGAGCAAGACGAAGTGCTCGACCTAATCAGCGACGAGGACCTTGTCGCCGAACTAGGGCTCCGCAATGCGGGACGCACTCACCTCGAAACCGTGCGCGAGGTCATCGACCTGATCAAGGCCGACGACAAGGAAGAAGCAATCCTTCGGCTCGAACGCGAGTTCTGGCCGAAATGGAAATCGGTTGGAGACAGCCTCACTGCACTTAGCGCTGCGCTCCACCCTCGTGCAGTCAACGACAACAAGGAGGCGGCGCTCGGCGCCGTCGCCTGACCATGAACACAAAGGTTGGGCCGTTCTTACCATGCCGGCAGAGCGCAGTCCTTCACGGTAGCAAGTACTACTTCACTGGGAAGCCGTGTAAGCACGGACACATCTGCGTCAGGTCGTTGCCAGGTAGCCATTGCCTTGAGTGCAAAGACGTAGCCAGCGCTCGGTTTCGCATAGAGAATCCAGATCGTATGGCTGCATCCCGCAGGAAGTGGGCCGATGCGAACCCGGAGCAAGACCGAGAGGCGAAACGCGGATACGCGGCGCGCAAATACAAGGAGAGTCCGGACACTCTGTTGGAACGCTCTCGCATCAGTCGCGAAAAGAACCGTGACGAGATGAACAGACGCCGCCGCGAAAAGCGCGCCGCTAACATACAGGAAGCCAGAGAGGCTGACCGCAGGTGGGTCGCGTCGAACCCCGACAAAGTGACTGCAACCAGGAAGAGGAGTTACCTCAAGCAGCGTGCAAAACCTTCCGTACGTATCAACGCCTCCATGGCAGCCGGAGTCCGACACTCATTGGTCAACGGCAGCATAAAGGGTGGAAGACGGTGGGAGCGATTGGTCGGTTACACATTCGAGCAGCTGATGGCACATTTGGAGTCGAAGTTTCGACCTGGCATGTCGTGGGAAAACTACGGCAAAAGGGGTTGGGAAATCGACCATATCGTTCCCCTGACCGCTCACAATTTCGATGCACCTGAGGACTTTGATTTTCATCGTGCTTGGGCACTTTCAAATCTACAGCCGCTTTGGAAGCTAGACAACGTCCTGAAGAGCAACAAGCTGGCGGTTCCTTTTCAACCTAGCCTCTCATTTGGCGCTCCGGACAATGACAATAATCAAACGAGCAAGGCAGCATGACACCACTCCCCACGCCCATCTCGCCAACCGTTGCCGCGATCTACCGAGCCTACGAGGCCGACAACGAGTCCTGGGATTCCTGGGGCCTGTCCGTCGGTGAACTCGGTAACGAGTGCGATCGCTCGCTCTTCTACACGCTGCGCTGGGCCTCGCCTTTGGAAGCCCCAGACGGGCGCAAAATCAGCATCTTCAGGACGGGCGACCGGTGGGAAGACATTCTCGTCGGCGACCTGGAAAAGATTGGCGTCGAAGTATGGGGCCAGCAGGATCGCATCCGCATGGTCTCGGGCCATGTCCGAGGCAAGCGGGACGGCGCGCTTCTGGGTCTAGCGGAGGCTCCGAAGACCGAGCACCTGCTCGAAATCAAGAGTATGAACGACTCCAACTTCAAGCAGGTGGTGAAGCACGGCGTGCAAAATGCGCAGCCGAAGCATCACGTCCAGTTACAGCTCGGGATGCACATGTTTGGCCTGACTCGCGGCGCCTATGTCGTGGTCAATAAAAACACTGATGAGCGCCACCTAGAGCGGGTCAACTACGATCTAGAGTTCTGCCTCCGCATCCTTGCCAAGGCGCAGCGCATCATTGAATCCGACGAGACACCAGCCCGCTCCGGCAAAGACCACAAGGCCATGGTGTGCATGTTCTGCAGGCACAAGCCGTTGTGCCATCAGGTCGATGCGGATGGTGAGCAGGCGCCGGAACCGGTGTTCGCGCGCGTGTCGTGCCGTTCTTGCCTCTATGCACAACCGACCATGGATGGCGACGCACAGTGGAACTGCCAGAGGTTTTCTCGGCCGCTGTCGATCGACGATCAGCGTGCCGGGTGCGCTGCCCATTTGTTTGTGCCCGGCCTTGTTCCGGGTGAACAGGTGGATGCCAGCGAAGAAGACGAATGGGTGGCCTACAGCGTGCGCGGCGAGCGCTGGGTCGATGGGGTGGAGGCGTAGTTTTCGCGCCAACCATTCGCCCCATACCATCCCCTGCGTCATGAATTAGAGGAATCATCGAATGCTTGAGCCACGCTATTTCCAGCGCGACGCGCTGGACTCGCTCTATGCCTATTGGGAGAAAGAGGACAGCGGCAACGGCCTGATCGTCGTGCCGACCGGTGGCGGCAAGGCCTACATTATTGCCCTCCTCATCATGGAATTGCTCGAGAAGTACCCCGGCCTGCGCATCATCAATTTGACGCACAGCTCCAAGCTGGTCGCGCAGAACTTCGCCGAGTTCATCGCACTATCGCCCTTCGCGCCAGCCGGCATCTACTCGGCCGGGCTGGGTAGGCGCGACCGCGCGCAGATCCTGTTCGCCGGCATCCAGTCCGTATGGAACAAGCTCGACGTGCTCGGCGCGTTTGATCTCGTCATCCTCGACGAGGCGCACGCCATTAGCCGCGACCAGGACACCCGCTACGGGAAGTTCTTCACCCGCCTCGACGAGCTGACCGCTGAGGAAGAGGGCGGCTACCGCTTGGTCGGCCTCACCGCGACTGACTATCGCATGGACTCCGGGCGCCTCACTGAAGGCGAAGGCGCCATGTTCGATGAGGTGGTCTATGAAATAGGCATTGGCAAGCTGATCGAAGAGGGCTACCTGACCCGCCTCACGAGCCAGAAGACCACGTCCAAGATTGACCTGCGCGGCATTCGCACCGTTGCCGGAGAATACAACCAGGGCCAGCTTGCCGACGCCGCCGAGAAGATAATCGAGGCCGCAATCGCGGAAGACATGGAGTCGTCTCACGACCGCAATGCCGCGCTGTTCTTCTGCACCAGCAAGGAAAACGCCATGCACGTGGCGGCGGCGGTGCAGCGGCATGGGCGCACCTGCGCTTGGCTGACCAGCGACAACGAGCATGAGCAGCAGCGCATTTTTGACGACTTCGACGCAGGGCGCCTTTGGGCGATCGCATCTGTCGGAAAGATCACGACCGGCGCTAATTTCAAGCGCGTCGATTTTATCTCGCTCTTGTTGTCGTCGAAGTCGGCCGGCAAGATCGTCCAGATCCTTGGCCGTGGCACTCGCCTCTATCCCGGCAAGACCGACTGCCTGGTCAGTGACCATGGGCGCAACCTCGCGCACTTCGGGCCGATCGACCAAATCAAGCCGCTGGAGCCCGGCTCCGGTACCGGCGAGCAACCCAAGAAGCTCTGCCCGCAAGACGGCACAGACATCGATGGCAAGGTTGGCTGCGGCGAGCTTGTGGCAATCTCGATCATGACCTGCCCATGCTGTGGCTACACCTTCCCGCCCAACGAGGAAGAGAAGATCACGGCGACGGCAGACAAGACCCCGGTGCTGAGCACAGAGCGCCCATGGTTCGAGGTGACGGGTCGGCGCTTTGCGTTCCACCCCGCGAAGGTCGATGGCAACCCGCCATCGGTCAAGGTGACCTACAACACGGACGGCAAGACCGTTTCGGAATGGGTCTGCCCGCAGCACATGGAGCACCCGGTCGAAAAGTCCCGCGCCTTTCCGAAAGGCAAGTCGGACAGGTACTGGGCGACCCACGGCGGCAAGCGTCCGTTTCCAGCCACGGTCGACGAGTTCCTGGACCGCGCCGGTGAATTGAAGGCGACGACTGAGGTGCAGCTAAACTATGCCAAGTCATCCAAGTATCCAGACGTTGTGGCCTACCGCGTTGGCGAAGGCTCATATGTGACCGAGTCCGAGGCCCCGGCGGAAGAGCCAAAAGGCAACCTGTCCGCCCTCCTGGGTCGTGGCCGGTCGGAGGCGTCCGCGGCTCGCACCGCAGAACAAGAGCGGCTTCGCCAGATGGCCCGCGAGTTCGACGAGGACGTCATACCATTTTAGCCTGATTTATTCCTAACCGCATAATCTGCTTGCTTGGCCGGGACGATTATGCGACTATATTCGTGAGATTCGAATAGCGGCCAGAGGAGAAATGGCTATGGCCTACCAAGCTTCAGCAACCCCGTTCCAGCGGCCCGACCACAAGGCCAAACCACATCCGCGCCCCACCAAGTGGACGCGGCCAGCAGTAGCGCGTGTCTGTTACGAGGCTGTGGCGATCGGTCTTGGGGTGGAAGAGTGATGGAACTGAACATCAGTCACAAAGTCAGCGACAGCGCCGCAATTCTCAAGCAGGCGATCGCCGAGCACAGCCCGACGCACATTGTTTCGATGGTGTCGGGAGGCAAGGATAGCGCCGCGAACGATCAGGTCGCGCGCGAGCTGGGCATCAAGATTGACATGGTTGTGCATGGCAACACCCGGTGTGGCATTCCAGAGACCACGCAGTTTGTCCACGAAACGTACGGTCAGCTTGGGGATGTGGTTGAGGCAGACGCTGGCACCGCCTACGAGGACTACGTTCTTCGCAAAGGCTTTTTTGGCAAGGGTATTGGCGCCCACGCGTTCGCATATCGAGTGCTGAAGGCCGGACCATTTCGAAAAGCGATTTCCAAGGCCATCAGGCAAGGCAAGCGCGATGTTCGGATCCTGCTACTCAACGGTGCGCGCAAGGACGAGAGCGAGAACCGCAGGAACAACCTTCAGGTGTCGCGCGCAGACCCCGGCGCACCGGGAAACATCTGGGTGAACCTGATCCACAACTGGACGCAGGCGGACCGTGATGGATACCTCGACAACAGAGGAACTCCGATCAACCCGGTGGCTCGGCAGTTATGCCGTTCCGGTGAGTGCATGTGCGGAACGATGCAAACCAAAGCAGAACGAGCAGAAGCGGCAGCACTTTACCCGAAGTGGGGAGCATGGCTGGACGGTCTAGAAGCTGAAGCAATCGCTAAACACGGCTTCGGTTGGAGCGACCCTTTTCCGCGCAGTCGCAAACTGATCGGGCAAGGCGATTTGTTCCAGCCGATGTGCGCGGGAGACTGCGCCATCAGTGCGAACGACAACATTCGTGAGCGCGCAGCATGAGAAAAGTCTATTTCGCTCATCCGATCACCGATTACGGAACAGAGCGACAGGCCGTGGCTTTGCGGGCGTTGCGCAAAGAACTGGACGACATTTGCCAGCCGCACACAATCATCGAGAACCCGGATCAGCCGCATCACCAGAAGGGGTATGCCGCGCATGGCATGGATTACTTTAGGGGCGTGGTTGATGAGTGCTGGAGCCTAGCATTCATGCGCTTCCCCGATGGCAGCATAGGAGCTGGCGTCGCCCGCGAAATCCAATGGGCATCCGCCGATGGTAAAACCATTTGGGAGGTTTTCGGCGGCAAGGTGTATCGCCCCGTTTACTGGCCGATCACTCCAGTGCTCTCGGTCGAGGATACGCGCGCCGTTATCGGCAGCATCCGCGCCGCTCTCGGTGTCGCATGACCTACGCCACCCCAGCCCAACTCCGGGCCCGCGCCAATACCCTGGACCGCCGCGCCAGCGACAACGCTGCGGCCGGCCTCTACCATGCGGCACGCACACAGCGCGCCCAAGCACAGACCCTGCGCCAGTTGGCGCGCGAGGCCGTCGAGTTTTGTCACGGAAGGATGGCAGCGTGACCGTAGAAATCCTAATTGGCGACTGCCGCGAACAACTGCGCACCCTACCGGAGCGCAGCGTGCAGACCTGCGTCACCAGCCCGCCCTACTTCGGACTACGCGACTATGGTGTTGATGGGCAGATGGGGCTTGAACCAACGCCAGACGAGTTCGTCGCCGGCATGGTCGCCGTGTTCCGCGAGGTGCGCCGTGTGCTGGCTGATGATGGTACTCTGTGGCTGAACCTTGGGGACAGTTACGCGTCCGACTCAAAGTGGGGCGGGTCTACTGGTGGCAAATCAGCAAAGGCGCTGCACGGAGATACCGGGGTAGGACGCGGAAAGCGCGCTACCGGGCTACCGGATAAGAACCTCATTGGCATCCCGTGGCGCGTTGCGTTGGCTCTTCAGGCCGATGGATGGATTCTTCGTCAGGACATCATCTGGCACAAGCCGAGCCCTATGCCGGAGTCGGTGACTGATCGATGCACAAAGGCGCACGAATACATTTTCTTGATGAGCAAGAGTCCACGTTACTACTTCGATGGCGAGGCGATCAAAGAGCCATCCAGCCGCGGCTGGGCCGGATCGTCGTTCAGCAGCGGGAAAACAGCAACCCACCAAATGGGTAAAGCTCAAGCAGGTGATCGGCCACAGGCCAAGCGCGCCATGGAGTTAGCCCATGCAGCCGGGCTTACCGAGGCGCACATTGCAGCAATCCGGTCGGTAGGCATCTCGGATGTTGGTAAGGCTCTCACCACCACAAATGGTGCAGGGAAAAACGACCCTGCCATCCAAGCCCTTGCCGCCGAGGCGAAGGGCGCACTTGGTGGGTACTATCGCGAGTTTCTGATGGCGGAGAAGCGCAACAAGCGCTCCGTTTGGACCGTAGCCACCAAACCATTTAAGGGCGCCCACTTCGCGACCTTCCCGCCAGACCTTATCGAGCCTTGCATCCTGGCCGGCTGCCCTGTTGGAGGTACGGTGCTGGACCCGTTCTTCGGCACAGGGACGACCGGACTTGTCGCTTCCCGCTTGGGGCGCAACGCAATCGGTATCGAACTCAACCCGGAATATGCCGCAATGGCTCGGAGCCGAATTGACGCTCCACCGTCAGCCAAAAAGCTAAAGCCAGCCAACGACAACCTGCCTCCTGCGCAAGCTGGTGGCGATCTCTTTACCGCCATCGGAGCTTAGCCATGAACAACGTCATCGCCTTTCCCGTGCCTTCCGATATTCGGAAAGGAATAATTACACCGCCGCCAGCGGTGAGCCTTGAGGCTATCAAGGCTGTGGCGGACACTGTGTGTCTGCGGCCGGGCCCGACCGAAACGCCGGCGATGTTCGTCACGCGCATCGTGCGCCAGTACAAGCTGGAGGGTGGGGAATGAGTGCGCCTTCGTTCGTTGGGGCCACCCCCGCCACCTGGTCCGACCTCGACAAGGACCAGCGCGTCGCCGCTATCCGCGCGCTCGCCGGGCTCGGCCACACGTCGACCCAGATCGCCGCCATCCTCTCAACCACGCGCCATGCCGTGCATGGTGTCGCTCACCGCGCACGCATTACCATTTCCGAGCGGGTCCAGCGTCCCCGCGTCGCACTGCCCGTCGAGCCGCCCGTGTCCGAGGACAACTGGCTGCCTATCGGGGAGCCGGTTTCGCTGCTTGACCGGCGGGAAGACCAGTGCGCTTGGCCAGTTGGCCCGGATCGCGACCGGACGTGCTGCGGCGGCAAGGTGCACGCCAAGTCGTTCTGCGAGGCTCACTACGCCAAGGCCTACCGCCCTGCAGGGCCTGAGCCGGTTGCTATTCCCGAGCGTCCGACCATCCAGCCCGGCGTCAACCGGCATGATCGCCGCGCCCTGATGCATGGCGGCAAGGCGCAGCATTTTGAGGGGGCGGAGTGATGATCGAGATGAACAACGGCCAGGTGCGCCTGCACCAGGGCGACAGCCGCGACGTGCTCAAGACGCTGACGGACTCGTCGATCGATAGCATTGTCTGCGATCCTCCTTACGCACTGGTCAGCATCCAGAAGCGCTTCGGCAAGCCGGGTTCGGCAGCCGCAAAGCACGGAACAGACGGTGCGTTCGCCCGCGCCGCCCGTGGGTTCATGGGCAAGGATTGGGATGTTGCGGACACTGCATTCGCCGAGACCTTCTGGGCTGAGTGCCTGCGCGTCTTGAAGCCGGGCGGCCATGTCGTCGCGTTCGGTGGCACGCGGACATATCACCGGCTGGTCTGCGCGATCGAAGATGCTGGATTTGAAATCCGGGACCAGTTGGGCTGGGTCTATGGGTCGGGCTTTCCGAAGTCGCACAGCCAGACCGGCGACTGGCAGGGATGGGGCTCGGCGCTGAAGCCAGCATGGGAGCCGATCTGTCTGGCGCGCAAGCCGCTGACCGGGACGATTGCGGGCAACCTCGCCGAATGGGGTGTGGGGGCGTTGAACATTGATGGGTGCCGGGTGCCGACTGATGGGCCTACAGCACGGCCTCCTCTTTCAACAAACAAGCACGAAGGGTGGCAACGCCCTTGGAACGAGAACGAGTTGGCAAGGGCGGCCTGTGAAGAGAGGCGAGAAGAGTCGCACGATAAGCGAGACATTCTCGGCCGCTGGCCCGCCAACATAATCCACGACGGCAGCGACGAAGTGCTGGCAGCGTTTCCTGATGCCAAGTCGGGTAGTCGCAAGGCTGGTGAGCATGGCCTGATGGGCTATCACGGTGCGGACGCTGCGCCCATGCCCGCCATTGATGGTGACTCCGGCAGCGCCGCCCGCTTTTTTTATTGTGCCAAGGCCAGTCGCAAGGACCGCGACGAGGGGTTGGCGCATCTGCCGAAGCAGGCGGGAGGCATGGTGTCCGAAACGTCGGGCCAGCACATCACGCGACGCGATGCGGATTACAAGCCCGAGCCCCGCGCCAACATCCACCCGACAGTCAAGCCAACCGACCTGATGCGCTACCTTGGCCGGCTCATCACACCACCGGGCGGCACGATCCTGGATCCGTTCATGGGTTCCGGCAGTACGGGCAAGGCCGCTGTGTTGGAGGGCTTCAACTTCGTCGGCATCGAGCGCGAGGACGAATACATGCCGATCGCCGAGGCGCGGATTGCCTGGGCGGTGTTGCGTATGGCCGGCGGTATCGTGGATCACGAGCCCGCTGCAGTTGCACCGCAACCGCAGCCCGCCAACGACAACGCACCCGACCTGTTCACCGGTGCCGCATGACCGTCCTACCCTTCCGCCCCACCCAGGACAAAACGGGCTACCCAACCGCCTGTTTGACCTGCGGCCGGCACGCCCATGGCTTGGGCATCGGTAACCCGCCGCGCCACGACCCGAAATACCTTTGCCCGGAGTGCATGGCCTTGCTCACCCAAATCAAAGACATCACCAACTTCAACGGCTACGAGCGCGCCGCGGTCGACTACGCGATCGACGCCGTCACCCCATTCATCGAAAAGCACGGCCCTGACATGGGCGAGTGGGAATCCGAAACCGTCGAGGCCTTCGTGCGCAAGCTCTGGTCGGCATGCGGGGATGGGGTTCGGGATGCCGTCGAAACAGGGACGCCGTTCTGATGACCACCCTAGACCTAGCCCTGTCCTACACCGCTGCCGGCATTCCCGTTTTCCCGTGCCGCGAGGTGGACGAGGAGACCGGTAACACCGATCCCGCAACCGGTGAAGTCGAAGTCCTGAAGGCCAAGACGCCCCGCGTGAGCAACGGTTTTAAGGGTGCCACCACCAGCGAGCGAGTCGTTCGCATCTTGTTCGGCGAGCGCTTTCCCACATCCATGGTTGGCGCCCCCACCGGCGAGCAGATGGGTGCGTTCGTGATCGACATCGACGTGCACACCGATGACAACGGCGACGTGGTCAACGGATACCACACGCTTGCCGCGCTCGAGGCGAAGCACGGCGACCTGCCGCGCACGGCCGTGGCCAAGACGGCTGGGGGCGGCGAGCATCACTATTTTCGGTACGTGCCCGGCGTGCGTAACCGCGGCAAGCTGGGCGACGGCATCGACGTGCGCGGGGCTGGTGGCTACGTCATCATGCCCGGCTCGGTGCTCGCCACAGGTGCGGAATACACCTGGCTCGACTGGGACGAGCCCGGCCTGCCACCGGTGCCGGACGCCCCCGACTGGTTGCTCGAGTTGGTGCTGCCGCCCGAAGACGTGCGCGAAGCGACCAATACCGACTACACCTATCAGGCCGGCGACAACTCGGCCTATGTCGAGCGCGCTGTGTCTGAGGAGTTGCACGAGCTTGCCCACACCAGCCAGGGTGGGCGCGGCGAGGCGGTCAATCGATCCGCGTTCAGCCTTGGCACCCTTGTCGGTGCCGGGGTGCTTTCGCGTACTGAGGCAGAGGCCGGACTGTTCGATGCGGCATACGCCAATGGTGTGGTGGCAAAGGATGGCGAGAAGGAAATCCGCCGCAAGATCAAGCGGGGACTTGATGCGGGCATAAAGCAGCCGCGCGTCATTCCAGAGCGCGAGACCGACAACTGGCCCGTGGTTGATGTCACGCGCTTGATCGAAAACGGGAAGGCCAAGCGCGCCGCACTGGTGCCGACCGAGCTTTATGCCGAACCAGAAGAGGCGGCAGAATACCATCTCGACGCTGTCGGCGATCTGGAATCCATGACCACGCCCGGCGGCCTAGTCGAAGACCTGATTGACTGGATCACCTCGTCGGCCGAGCAGCCAAGCCGCCCCCTTGCTCTTGCCGCGGTCTTGCCGTTGGTTGCGGCGCTGGCTGGCTCTCGTTACTCCACCGGCAGCCGCGACACCCGCCCCAACATATACACCGTGGCGCTGGCTGACTCCGGATTCGGCAAGGAGCACGCCCGCAGCCAGATCAAGCGACTGCTTATGGAGAGCCAGGGCCAGTTCGACGAGTTCAGCGGTCCGGCCCGCATCATGTCGGCGTCGGCCCTGCGCGAAGTGCTCGAGGCAAATCCGTCGATCAATTGCCAGATTGACGAGTTCGGTGGGTTTATTCGCGACATCACTGATCGCAAGGCCGGAGCCCACCAGAAAGCCATCTCAACGGATTTGCGTGACTATTACTCAGCGTCCAGCACGTTCTTTGAGGGCGCCGCTTATCGGGGCAGCCCGCCCAAGCGCATCTACAACCCGAACCTCTGCGTGCATGGAACGTCGACCCCGGACCAGTTCTGGACAGCCCTGTCGTCGTCCAGTGCGGAAGACGGTCTGTTGCCGCGCCTGGTGCTGTTCTACGTCAAGGGCGACAAGCCGCCCGTGGTTAAGCCGCAACGCGACGTTCGCCTCGTGCCGGCCGAGTTGCTGCTGCGCATGTCGCGCGTCGCTGGCATTGATGTTGTGCAGCGCCGAACCGGCAACCTGTCGGGCATCGTCAAGAAGACCCGTGGCCCCGGCGAGAACAAGCCGAAGATCGTGCCGTGGACGCCGGACGCCCTGTCGATGTTTGCCGCCATCAAGCACAGCATCGACGAACACGAGGCCAAAGTGGCACCGGAGGCGAAGCCGTTCGTCAGGCGCATTGCGGAAAACGCCATCAAGCTCGCCATGATTGTGGCGATCGGTCAGGATCCAGAGCGCCCCGTCATCACGGAGTCGATCCTAGAGTGGGCGGCGTCGCTGTCGTGGACCTGTGCCGCCGACATGATCAAGGAGGTCACGGCGCGGCTTGCCGACAACCAGCGCGAGGCGAACTACAAGCTCATTGAGCGGGTGATCCGTGACGCGGGCACGGCTGGGATTTCCCGCGGCATCCTGGCTCGCAAGGTCAAGGGAATTGAGAGCCGGCAGCGTGACGACATCCTGAAGGATATGGTGGACGCTGGGATGATCAAGGACGAGACGCGAGAGACTAAGGGTAGGCCGTCCAAGCGGCTTTATTGGATGTGGTGACCACCGGCTGGTCGTAATGGGATGGGGCGCTTCGGCGCCCTTTCTTTTTGGCTGGCGCGAATAATATGTGTTGACTGTGCGAATATATGCGCATATATATGAGGACAAGGAAACAAACACAGACGCCGGGGAATACGAAAAATGATGATCGCAAACAAGACACAGGCCGAAAAGATTGCCAATCGCGGCAACAATGCAGATGCAGTCAATGCATCTGTGCTGGTCAAGTCGGGTGGCAAAATGCCCTGCTATGCAATCCCCGGTAAACGCGCCGCTTTCAAGTGGGTGTCCGTGGGGTCGTCGGCCGTGATCGGTCGTGGGGTGGCAACCAGCTTTCTGGCCCGTGTTGGCGTCGACATCAACGAAGTTGAGGCGGCCTGATGGGCCGCCAATACCCACACAGCGACAAGATACAGCCCCGCTTTGCCGCATGGCTATGGTCTATAGGCGGCGATAGTGACCCCGACTTCAAGGCTTGGGCGCCCAAACTGTGGGGCTACGAGTTCATGACGTGGATAGGGCGATGCAAGGCCGAAGCGGCCTGCCGGCAGAACGGCGGCGTAATCGAAGATAAGGCGCTCGCCCACCACTACAGCAGCAAAGATTACAAGATTGTTGATCATAATGCCTTCACTGACGCGTGCTGGGACATAGCAGATCGACAGCGTGCTGAAGTCTCTGTTCGCCTGCCCACCTAAACCTAATCTCCCCACCTCCCTCCTCCCCCAACTTGACCCGCTCCGCACCCCGGCAGCGGGTTCTTTTTTGCCATTTATAGGCCCAGACTTTCGTGTCAACTTTCGTGTTTTTTGACCCTTTCGTGTTTGCACGAAAGGTTTTTGCCGACCCTTTCGTGCGCACAAAAGGGTATCTCGAAAACACGAAAGTCCTCCTTATTATATAACATAATCAATATGTTATACCTTTCATGTCTTTTATGTTGTGTTTTGAAGGAACTACAAATTCTTGCGTATTTAGGGGGTGTATATAAGAGACCGCGCACAAAAGACACGAAAGGGGTCAGGCCCCATCTAGGGCCAACAATTTTCGACTCCACAGTGTTCCTGTTTTGTTCTAATCTCCTGTCAAAGGAGAAGCATCATGAACATGCACGTTTCACCAGACCAACGTCATCGCGCCACCAAGGCTGACGCCATCCGCAGTATTCTGCGCGATCGACCAGGTCTACGGAATGCCGAGGTCGCAGAGCTTGCCGGCTCGACAGAGACTTATGTGCGAGTGGTGCGCCAGCGCCGTAACGCCAGGACAAGCGAAGGCCGTCTTCAGGCGGCACTCAACATCGCGGTGCAGTGTTACCAGGCTTCGCTTGAGGCGCGTGCCGCCTGTGAGCTTGACCACGACAACCGCGACCTCGGCGCCGCTTATCAAGAGGCGTGGGACATGCACAAGGCGGCCGAGAAAGTTTATCTCGGCTTGACGAAGCCCGCGGGCGAGTTGCGGCCACGGGTAGAAAGGCCGCGCGGCGTTAATGTGCGCGACTTGTTGGAGCGACAGGGGGCATGGCCGCGTCGCGATAGCGCCGTGTAGTCCAACAGCCAATATTCCCTAGCGCATAATCTCTTGCATCCTCGCTCGACTCCTGCGAATATATTCGCATATCGCAGGAGGGCGTCGTGACCACCACCACCGAACCGCAATACGCCGTGCACTTCGACGGCTACCGCTGGGAGTGTCTGCCGATCGTTCGCGTCACGGCGCAGAAGGTGATTTGCAAGTGGCACGGCACGGAGCGCCACTTGCGCCGCGATGAGGTTCCCTTGTCCCTCTCCGCCGAAACGGCGCGCAAGGTGGTGGAGCGCCTGACCTCTTCGGAAAGCCTGCTGGCAGAGGATCGGCGCAAGGCTGCGGCAAGGCGCAATGAGCGGAACGCGAAGATTATCGAAGGGGCGCGGGTATGAGCTACCACGACCGCAGCAATGAGCCGTGCCCGAAGTGCAGCGGCGAGACGTGGCAGGATAGCGCTGATGTTGGCGTAGGGGTCATCTACGGCCCACGTGGTTGCACCGAGTGCGGCTGGTCTGAAGATGAGGCCTACGACCTGAGTGACGGCAAGAGCCCGGTCGACGCGAAGGGTGGCGCCATCGACCAGTTCGGCGGGTATCACCCTGCGGGTAGTCCGATAGCGCTGGCGTATCGCTTGGCGGAGGCTGCAGCATGAGCGAAGGCAACCACTACCTCATCATGAAGCGCGGGCTGTACGAGTGCCCAAACCATCAGGGATACACCGGCATTCGCGATCAGGCAGGCCGCTACAGCCTCGACGAGGCCAAGCATATGTTCCGCCTCACCAGCGGCGAGTGTCGATGGATCCATGAAGATCTAGCCAAAGAGTTTCTGCCCGCCGCGTGGCATGACTTGGTCATCAAACACCTGCTCGGTCAGCGCGATGCGCTCCGCGCCGAGATTGCCGAGCTGCGAGCCCAGAAGGTGGCGGTATGAGCGACTTCCACAACACCACGACCATCAAGGCTACACGGAAGCCCCACCGGTGCGAACAATGCGGCACCACCATCGAAGTCGGTGGCACGGCGAAGTACAGCGTCGGCTCGTATTGGGGTGACTTCTACCGCCAATACGAGCACCCCGAATGCTACGCCGCCGGGATGGCATACGCCAAAATGACTGGCCTTTGGGGCGATGAGTTTACGTGGTTTCAGCACACACTGGAGCGGGAAGACGAGCCGTGGCTGCTCGAGCATCACCCCGTGGTCGCGGCGCGGCTTGGGATTGTTGCCCCGTCACTGGAGCAAGCAGCATGACCCGCACACGCCTCTCCCGCACCACGACCACGCTGGCGAACGGCACGAAGGTGACGAAGACGAAGCTGGTGGAGGCTGGCCCGCTTGAGTGGGAAATCCAAGCCGAGGCCTGCCGCAGGTTGCGTCAGTTGCCGGGATACGGCGACAAACCCGGCCCAGGCGTGACGTTCACTTTTGCAGGCGACTTCAATTCGGCCCGCAGATCAAGGCAGCAAGCCACGATCGCGAAGGCAACCGGGATTGCGGCTGGCGAACCAGACCTTAGGATTTACGCCACAGGCGGGCGACTGCTGTTGATTGAGATGAAAGGTCCAGTGACGCCTGTGAGCAAGGACCAAAAGGTCAGGCATCCGCTGCTCGCCAGCCTTGGTCACCCGGTCACCATAGTACGCGGGAAGACAATCGAGCAGGGCGCGGCCGATGTCGTCGCTCTCGTCAAAGAATGGCTCGGCGAGCCGGCCAACGATAATTTGAGGAGCCAAGCATGACACCAGCCAACGATAACGCCCCCGTCCGGCACTTGGTTGGTGTCGGAAACACCCAGTGGAGGGTTGGCGAGCAGTTTGGCGAGTTGACTGCGGGCGAAATAGCCACGGTCGCGAAGCCACTAGAGATGCTGAACGAGTTGGTTGTGCAGTCCATGCACGCCATACGATCCAGTGGGCTGGAGGCTTCAAACGGCGCCGTCTATGTAATTGGAGACGTTTATGGAGACGAGTGCAAAATTGGTAAAGCTCTCGATCCCATAGCCCGTTTGGCACAGCTCCAAACCGGAAATCACCGTCAGCTATTTTTGCATCGAGTGTTTTGGGTCGACTCTAAATTTATCAGCACAGTCGAACGCGGCGCTCACAGGATTGCTGGACACTATTTCGACAGGCTGTGGGGTGAGTGGTTTTCGTGCGGACCATTTGAAGCGCACGCGGCAATCGAGGCGGCCATTACAACCAATCAGCGCATCAAGAATTACTGCGTCATGACTCCCCTAGAGCCGATCATGGAGGTGGCTGCCTGATGGCATTCAAATGGATTCAATGCCGTTACTGTGGCCACACTATGCATTTCGAGTTGTTCCCACAGGAGGAACACAGAGCCGTAAAAAGGGCTGGTGTGGGCATTTGCCGAAGCTGCAGCCACAATCCTGCGATCGGCAGCAGCCTTCTCGTAGAACACGGAAAGCCATTCATCGATTATCTTGCGGAGCAATGCAAGTGACCCCAGCTAATGACAACGTGCCCACAAAGCTTGCCGAGCAACTGACCGCACTGCTGGAGTTCCGCAACCGACCTGACAGCCCTCCCGATCCGCTCCAGTCGAGCTGGACCACCGACCCGTCACAGGTGGTCATCGAGAAAGCCATCGAGGACGATGGCGAGCCAGCGGTGAAATTTGAGGAAGACTTGCTGCTTGAGATTACTCCATCCATTCGGCAGATCGTGCGGGAAGTCGAGAAGGGCGAAGTCACCTACGGAACCCCGCGAGGGGGTGAGAAGCGATCCCCTGTCGTTGGCATCGGCAAGCTGAAGTTCAGCGACGGCGAGGACCACGAACGAGCCTACAAGCGTGGCATTGACGGCGAAGTCGTCGCCTATATGCGCAAGATGCCAGCCGGCGCCATGCTCGGTGCGACCGAGAAAACAGGAGCCGCACACGGAAGTAGTTCTCCCAACGTCGTGACAATCAGTAACACGAACATTACGCATCGTCTGCAGCCTGTTACTGGCAAGAGGATTGTCGCGCGTGGCTACACGCCTGCCGTTCGTAAGCGTCGTAAGGGCCGATCGATTAGCCCAGACCAATCTCGTACTCTCATCGCCGAGGCCATTGCCAACACGCCTGTATTGCCACCCGTGACCGTTTGCCCGCCTGGAATTGCCTCAGGAACGGCGCGCTACTCCGACCAGTTCATCGGAATGAAGGTTGGCTCAACCGGAAAAGGTGGCGCACCCAATTGGGTTGATTTCTACATGGCAGGCCGCGACCACGAGGAGTGGATGGAAACCATTGGCGAGGTTGAGGGCAAGCACGCTGCCGTTCTCAATGCGGCACTTTCGGCAAGAACGTTGCAGGAAGTTGGCGTGGCGGCGGGGCAGTCGGCCAAATATGCCGCGTACAATGGTGGCGGGAAGCGCGCGCTAATCGCTGCGAATGACAACCTCTCGGCGGCGATAAAGAAAAAATCAGCCTGATGTTTAAATTCTGGCGACAAAAAACCTTAACCAGGGAAGAGGCCGGGAACGGCCTCGCCCCGATCGGTCTTAGACCGACCCGAGACCATGCTGCAGCTTAGGTGCAGCCGCTGAGCCTTGGGTAACTATTGCGAGTGGGCGCGGGATAGCTTGTTACCCCGGCCTCGCTACCCCACCACCAGCGCTGTCTCCTCCAGCCGCAGGTAGGTCATGCCCGCTCCCAGCAATGGTTGAGCGGGCACAGTTTCGCCCAATGGGCAACGAGGTCACCGGGTAACCGGGCCGCTGGGTTGATCGCCAGTGAGCGACGGGTGAAGGCAGCAGCACCGCAAGGTGGAACCTACCCGTCATCTTCTTCGCCGCCTTAGCTCAGTTGGTAGAGCGCCGCACCTGTAATGCGGATGTCGCGGGTTCGACCCCTGCAGCCGGCACCACCATCCACACCACCCAGAGGAAACCGTGCCCACACAAACACGCAATCGCATGCCCGTTCCCGACTATGACGTATTCGTCGAAGGCGAAATCGTCATGCTGCCAATCGGCGGTCCCGCACTCATGGTTGTCGAAACCTGTGATGACTGCGGCGAGGTCGAAACCGTCTATGCCGACAGCAACAACGATCTGGTCTTCAATCAGTGGCCAGCCGGCGTGCTGCTTCGGGTGCAGTGATGGATATCGGAGGATAGACATGACCCTTATCAACAACAACCTGAAGCGCCTGCTGTCCTGGTTGCGTGGCGACCAAGACGTTGTCTTCGCCTGACACCAGGACGTGGCGCCATCTCTATAGTCGCGCCAGATGGAAGGCGCTGCGCCAACACCAGCTAACCTGCCACCCATTGTGCGCCTTCTGCCTACGGCGGGAGGTCGTAGAGGTAGCAACGGTGGTCGACCACATCGTGCCACATAAGGGCGATCTCGCCCTGTTCCATGACCCGGACAACCTGCAGTCACTGTGCAAGCCCTGTCACGACAGGGACAAGGCCGCTGAGGAGCGTGGCCAGGCTGTCACCTACTATGGCGTGGATGGATACCCAATCGAGTAGCAATGCTGAGGAGCAAGCATGATGAACATCGAACTTAACAAGGATCACTGCGGCAAGCTCCACCTCGCGGTGTCCGGGCAGTACGCGTCGGGCGCTGAGTTCAGCAGCATCCAGACCGTGAACGGTGAGCACACCGCCATCATTGCCATTCCGATTAAGCACATTCAGTTCGGATCGGTCGGCAACGTGGTGCCCTTCGTTCGTCCGCCCGGCTGACGAGTAGAAATTTCGTGGAGGCCAACCTCCTGCACTGCGGCCGAAAACCGGTTTCAATACCTGCCATCGACCCCTTTGTGACCCTTTTGCAACACCAAGTCCCTCGACCCCCCCCCCTTCGATGTCTGGGGAGGTCGAGACCGCACACCGCCCGCACCCCACAACGATAACGCAAATACAGTTTTTTCTATGAGGTGAAGCCTTGGCCAAGCGGAAAGCGCGCGTCGACAGCGCTGCCGAGGCTGTTCGCATCATGGCGAAGGCCACAACCGAGATCACGCCGCCGGCCAATGTGCCGCTGGATGACGGCGACCTGCCGTTCTTTCATAGCGTGATCGCCGAATATGCTCGCTCGGAATGGTCGGCTCACCAGCTCGAGCTGGCCGCAATGCTGGCTCGCACCATGGCCGACATGGTGACCGAGCAGCAGCTCCTGCGCGAAGAGGGCAGCATTGCCTACTCGGAAAAGGGAACGCCGGTGGCAAGCCCTCGGAAGTCCGTGGTGCAGATGTACGCCGGGTCGATCCTGTCGTTTCGTCGGTCGCTTGCCCTTCACGCGCGTGCGCAAGCGGGCGAGGCCAGAGATGTCGGCAAGCGCCGTGAAGCCGCGAAGGAAATCGAGGGCGACAACCCACTAGAGGACGACCTGCTGGCACGGCCGTAGCGTCGGGAGACCTATGGCCAAGCCTCCTGTGAAGTTGACGCGCGGCGAGCGCGTCATTGCGTTTATTGAGCGCTATTGCATGGTCCCCGAGGGGACGCTGCTCGGCAAACCAGTTCGCCTGTTGCCGTTCCAGCGCAGGTTCATCCTGGCCGTCTATGACAACCCGCACGGTACAAGCCGAGCCTATTTGTCGATCGCCCGTAAGAACGGCAAAACAGGCCTAATTGCCTGCATTCTGTTGGCCCACATCGTTGGCCCTGAGGCCTATCAGAACGGTCGCATCGTTTCCGGCGCTCGCTCGCGCAAGCAAGCGGCCGAGGTGTTCAACTACGCCTCGAAAATGATCCTGATGTCGCCGGAGTTATCGAAGCTCGCGCGCATCGTGCCTTCCGGCAAGATGATTGTTGGTCTGGCTAAGAACGTTGAATACCAGGCGAGCTCGGCCGAGGCCAAGAGCGCCCACGGCGGTTCGCCCATCCTCGCCATTCTTGACGAGGTCGGCCAGATCAAGGGCCCGACCGACGATTTCGTCGAGGCGATCGAGACTTCGCAGGGTGCCTACGAAGGCAAGGCGATGTTGTTCGCCATTTCGACCCAGGCCGCGACCGACAACGACCTTTTCAGCCGCTGGATTGACGACGCTGAGACGTCTCAAGATCCGCGCATTGTCTCGCACATCTACACGGCGCCGAAAGACTGCGATCTTGGTGATCGCGACGGCTGGGCCGCGGCGAACCCCGCACTCGGCGTGTTCCGCTCCATCAAAGACGTTGAGGATTTTTCGAAGCTCGCCGAGCGCATGCCGACCAAGGAAGCCAGCTTCCGCTGGTTGTTCCTGAACCAGCGCATCGACGCGTCCGCCCCGTTCCTGTCGCCGGCCGTTTGGCGTGGTTGCAATGGACCAGTGGCCGATAGTTTCGAAGGCCTTCCAGTCTTCGGCGGCCTCGACCTTTCCGAGGTGGCCGACCTCACTGCCTTGGTGCTCATGGCTCCGAAGGAAGAGGACGGCAAGACCAAGTGGCATGTGAAGCCGACGTTTTGGCTGCCGGGCGATAGCCTGCGCGATAAGGCCAAGGATGATCGCGTTCCCTATGACGTGTGGGCAGCGCCAAATGCTGACGGAAAGACCTTCCTCGAGACTACGCCCGGCCCAACCATCGACTATGAGTTCGTTGCGCACCATCTGCGCGGCCTGTTCGACACAATGGACATCCGAAAGCTGGCGTTTGACCGGTGGAACTGGCGGCACCTGAAGCCGTGGCTGGTCAAAGAGGGCTTCACTGAAGAGCAGTTGGAGGGCGACGACGCTGTCTTTGAGCCGTTTGGCCAAGGATATCAGTCGATGTCGCCGGCCTTGCGCGATTTGGAGAGCATGGCCCTGAATAAGCAGATTGCTCACGGCGATCACCCTGTTCTGGCGATGTGCATGACGAACGCCACAGTGCAATCCGACCCGTCCGGCAACCGAAAACTGGTCAAACAAAAGTCCCGCGGACGCATCGACGGCGCGGTCGCACTCACCATGGCGACGGCAATGGCCGGCACCTACGAGGGCGCCGAAGCAACCGTCTCGTTCTGGCAGACGCTCGACCCCAACGAACAAAGCGAAGCCCCTGCGGCCGCCTAAATAAGGATTGCTGCATGGGTTTCCTCGATTGGCTGCCCGGTCGAAAGGCCGAGGCAAAGAGCGTCAGCTTTTCCCAGGCATGGGATGCTTATTTCGGCATGACCCAGGCGAAGGCCGGCGTCCCGGTGAACTGGCAGACCGCGCTCGATGTGTCGGTAGTCTATGCCTGCCTGCGTGTGATTGCCAACGGCATTGCGCAGGTTCCGCTGCGGGTCATGAAGGAACTCCCGGACGGCAAGGGGTGGGAGCCAGCGACGAAGCACCCGCTTTACAAGGTGCTGAACCGCAAGCCCAACCCCTGGATGACGAGTTTCGCCCTGCGCGAGACCATGATCCTGCACCTCGGCCTTACCGGAAACTTCTACGCGTACAAAAACATGGTGCGCGGCCAGGTCAAAGAGCTGATTCCGGTCGATCCAGCGCACATCACAGTGACGCGGCACGACGACTATTCGATCACCTATCGCCTCACTTCGCTTGATGGCAGCTCGGTTGAGCTACCGCAGAGCCTAGTTTGGCACGTTCGCGGCCCCTCATGGGACACATGGATGGGTCTCGACCCGGTGAAGCTCGCTCGCGAGGCGATTGGCCTTACGATTGCGACCGAAAACACACAGGCCGAGCTACACGCCAACGGCTTGCAGATGTCCGGCACGTATTCCACCGAACAAAAGATCGGTGCCGACGACTACAAGAAGATTCAGGCATGGATTGCGGCCCAGGTCGGCGGCCCGAATAAGCACAAACCGTTCGTGATCGACTCGGGGTTCAAATGGACCCCACAGACCATGACTGGTGTGGATTCGCAGCATCTGGAGACTCGGAAGTTCCAAGTCGAGCAGATTTGCCACGCGTTCGGTGTGTTTCCGGCCATGATCGGCCACCCCAGTCAGTCAATGACGTTCGCGAGCGCCGAACAGGTGTTTCAGGCGCACGTCGCGCACACGCTAACCCCGTGGGTCGAGCGGCTGGAGCAGTCAATCGACAATGACTTGCTCGATGGGCCTGAAGACGAGGGCTACGAGGCCCATTTCAACCTGAACTCGCTGCAACGCGGCGCTTTCAAGGACCGTTTTGAGGGCTATTCGAAGTCTCTGGGTAGCGGCGGCTCGCCGGCCTGGATGACGCCGAACGAAATCCGGGCGCTGGAAGACCTGAATCCGGTCGATGGCGGCGACGAATTGCCGAAGCCGACCCAAGTGGCGCCCGTTGCGGCGACAGAAAAACCGCAGAAAGACACCACAGAATGACCATCGAGCACATGAACGTGCTGCTCGGCGAGATCAAGCTCGCCGAGCCCGGCGCGGACGCGAAGGAAATGACTTTCGCTGGCTATGCGGCCATTTTCGGCAATGTCGACAGCGTTGGGGATGTTCTGGAACCTGGCGCGTTCGCAGCGACACTGAAGGATGCCAAGGCGTCCGGAAATTGGCCAGCGATGCTGACTTCCCACAACGGTTACAGCATGCCAACCGGCGTGTGGACCGACATGAAGGAAGACCAGCGCGGGCTGTGGGTCGAGGGCAAGCTTGCCAACACCGAGCGCGGCCGGGAAGTCTATGAGTTGCTGAAAATGCAGCCGAGACCCGCCCTGTCCGGTCTGTCGATTGGGTATTTTGCCCGCGATTACACGCTACATCAGCGCACCAAGGCCGAAGAGCCGCGCCGGAAGCTGAAGACGGTTGACCTTTTTGAGGTTTCGTTCGTCACCTTCCCAGCAAATTCCAAGGCGCGTGTCGTCTCGGTGAAATCAGAGTTTCAACCCCGCGAAGTGGAAGACGGCCTGCGTGAAGCCGGTTTGTCGCGGGCGGACAGCGTGAAAGCTGTCGCGGTCTTCAAAAGCCTACTTCAGCGCGATGCTGGAGAGCCGGAATCGGATCCTCGGGATGAGGAAGCCGCGGCTGAGCGCGATGGCGAATTGAAAAGCCTCGCCGATCGCATTCGAGCCCTCGCCAAGTAGGCGAAATCCACATCCATCTGGAGTATCACAATGGCTGACGCCATCACTGAAGTCATGACCGCCTTTGAAGAGTTCAAGGCAGCCAACGACAATCGTCTCAAGGAAATCGAGAAGAAGGGCAGCGCCGACGTCCTGCTGACCGATAAGGTCGATCGCCTTGAAACCGCAATCGCCAAGCACGAAGACGCCAACCAGAAGGCCACTGCGGCCCTCCTGGAAACCAAGAAGGCGCTCGACGACGAAGTCAAGCACGTCGACGACCTCGAGGCTCAGCTCAACCGCCTGTCGCTCAAGGGTGCTGCCGATCCCGCCCAGCGCGCCGCCGAGCTGAAGACCAAGGTCAACGATTGGGCACGGGCCGTCGTTGGCGCTCACCTGGTTGGCATTCCCAACCTGCCTGAAGCGCAGCAGAAGGCGCTTGCGGATGTCGCCGCTGAGTACAAGGCTCTCGGAATCGCGAACGACACCACCGGCGGCTATCTCGCCCCGGCCGAGTATGTCCGCGAGATCATCAAGGGCGTGACCGACATTTCGCCGGCCCGCGCGCTCGCTCGCGTCCGTCAGACCGCGTCGAAGGCAGTCATGCTTCCGAAGCGCACCGGTCAGTTCGCTGCCCAGTGGGTCGCCGATCAGGGCACCAAGTCCGAGACCGACGGTCTGCGCTATGGCATGTGGGAAATCCCGACCCACGAGCTTTACGCACTGATCGATATCTCCAACCAGAACCTGGAAGACTCCGCGTTCAACATGGAGTCCGAAATCAGCTTCGAAGCCACCGAGCAGTTCGCTGTCTCTGAGGGCGCGGCGTTCGTTTCGGGTAGCGGTGTGGGTCGCCCCGAGGGCTTCCTCGTCGCCGCCGGCGTTGGGACCAACAACTCCGGTTCCGCCACCACCATCGCCGACGTTGACGGTCAGGCTAACGGCCTCCTTTCGCTGAAGTACGACCTCAAGACCGCATACGCTCGCAACGCGACTTGGGCACTCAATCGCACGACCCTTGGCGGCGTCCGCAAGCTGAAGGATGGCGACAAGAACTACATCTGGATGCCGGGCATCAACGGCCAGCCGAACACCATCGACGGCGACCCGTACGTGGAAGTGCCGGACATGCCGAACCAGGGCGCCGGCACCACGCCGATCGCCTATGGCGACTTCGCCCGCGCCTACACGCTGGTTGATCGCATCCAGATGGAAATGCTGCGCGACCCGTACACTCAGGCAACGAGCGGCAACATCCGCTTCATCTTCCGCCGTCGCCTCGGCGGTCAGGTGGTTCTTGCCGAGGCCATCCGCAAGCTTGTTTGCGCGGCCTAAGCCAGGCTGGGCGCTCCAATCGGGGCGCCCTTTTCCATTCTGAAAAGGAGAAAGCCTGATGGCTTCCAAGGATACCTACAACAACGTCAAGCTCGTCTCGACCATTGTTCCGGCGGTGAACTCCGCCCTCGTGACCGGTACTACTGTCGACACCGCAGGCTTTGAATCGGCCACCCTGCTGGTCAACGTCGGCGCAATTGCCGCCTCCGGCAACGTGACGCTCAAGCTGCAGCACAGCGACACCACCACCGATGGCGACTTCGTCGACGTGCCGGCCGCTCAGCTTCTGGGCACCATTCCCGCCGCGCTGGTTGCCAGCACCGCGTACAAGCAGGGCTACATTGGTGCCAAGCGGTATGTCCGCGCCAAGGGCACGCTGAACAGCGGCACTTCGGTCGCGTATGGCGCTGAGTTCATTCTCGGCCACGCACGCAGCAAGCCAGTCGCCTAATCAATTGGGCGCTCCGTGAAGGGGCGCCCTCTCATTTTGAGGAGGGCCGTATGGCCAAAGTTCTGCGCGCATTCGACTATAGCTTCGACGGCGTAACTGTGCTCCACGCCAGCGTCGACGACGACATTGATTTCGGCGAATTGTCCGCTGGCCTTGCTGGCGAAAAGTTCATTGAGGCTGGCGAGACTTCCGCTGGGTCGCCGGAACCGGTGGTTGAGACGGTGACCGAGACGGTGGCCGAGACAGTAGCGACGCCTGTGGTCGAGACTGTGGTGACCCCCGCCGTGGAAAACACGCCGACCACGCCCGCACCGGCACCCAAGACCCGCACCTCCAGGTAAGCCATGACACTCCGCCAACTGACGCCGCCGACGGCCGCCGTGGTGTCGTTGCCGGACCTGAAAAAGCACTGCCGGTGTGAGTTTCATACGGACGACGACGCCTATTTGCAGGACTTGGAATTGGCCGCAGTGGCCTGGGCCGAAAAGTGGCTAGGTTTTGCGGTTGCCGAGCAGGAATGGGAGTACCTGGTAGACAACTTCTCCGATGGCCTGGTCATCCCGCTTTTGCCAGTGATTTCGGTAGGCGCAGTGGTTTACGACAACGCCAACGGCATAGAGACGGCCTTGGTCGGCTTCCGCACCTTCAATGAGGGCACCAATGACCGAGCTTACATATTGCCGCCGGTCAACACGGAATGGCCACAGGTGAGCGGCGAGCCTCAAGCGGTTCGCGTGACGTTTTCGGTCGGCGCTGCTTCTGCCCCTGCCCAATTTAAGCACGCCATCAAACTGATTGTTGGCGGCTGGTACGAAAACAGAGAGTCGATTTCTGAGAAAGCGCCGCAAGAAGTTCCATTCGGCGTCGAGGCTTTGCTGCTTCCGCTGCGCAACTGGGCATAGCGCCAGCTACCGACTCCAAATACAATACTCGTTGCTTGGCTAGGGTCTGCAGCCCGAAGAGTGCGCATCCACGCACCTGCCAAGCGCCTTCATTGGATAGCAAGAGGGATACTTGCGATGGAATTGTTCGACAGAACAAATGCGCCTAAACGCGCGGATACGTGGTTCGTTTATGCGCTGGTAGACAGCCGAGAGCCAGACGAAGTCAGATACATAGGCATCACTAACAATCCGAAGTCGAGGCTTTCGGATCATCACCGTCTTGCGCACAGTGAAGGCTGGAAAAAGTCCAATTGGGTGGCTTCAGTTTTATCCGGCGGTGGCTCGGTGCTGATGGCCATCCTGCATGCGGGAATGACTAATGACGATGCCAAAGCGACAGAAATTTCACTTATCGCGGAGCACAGGGCGACTTCTGGCGACCGACTTACAAACCTGACGCTCGGTGGAGATGGTGTCTCTGGTGTCGAACGGTCCGCCGAGTGGCGCGAACTGCAAAGCAAGGCCAAGATACTGTATTTTTCTAATCCGGAAAGCCGCGAAAAGACGGCGGCCGCTGCGCGGCGTAGGTTTGAAGACCCGGTGGAGCGGGCAAAGATTGGCGACATCCATCGCGGCAAGACCATAAGCCAGGACGAGCGCAGAAGAATTAGCGCATCTATGGTGACGAGATACAAAGACCCGGCCGCAAGAGCGCAAACTGCCGATGCGACACGCGCCGCCCTAGCCGACCCGTTAGTA